AACTTACGTGTTTTGGCAACAATAGCTTCTGAAGCAAGTTCAACGTTGATTTCAGGAATTTTTAATGTTCCTGTTCTGTCTTCAAAATCACCACGTGAATTGTCACTTGGTTGTTTGTGATACACAACAGATCCTGTTACGTTAGTTGTTTGTGCTAGTACTGAACCAGTAATAACGAACGTTACATCATTTCCTGATAAGGTAGTAAATTCTGGGTGAGACGTTACGTCTACTGAACCAGAAAGTGCTCTAAATGCACGAACTCCTTCAGGATCAAACCCTGTACCTGATAAACTAATGGTAGCAGTAACAAACTCACCTGGGTTAAGATTTGCATCGTATCCAACAGAAGCTGATGTTGCACTACCAAACGCTACTTGTAATGCTGCAGAAGCTGAGTTAATGGTATATCCAAATCTACCTGCACCGTAAAGACCACCTTCTACATCTTGATCAACAGTCATTTTACTATTTGCAGTAGATACGTTTCCGTACATGTTGTCGCCATTAGAAAATCCAGCAGTATCTGTTCCATATTTGAAATCTAGATAAAATACCAGACCAGATGGAAGGTTCATAGGTTGTACGGATACAAAATCTTTAGCAGCAATTTGCGTAAAGACTTTTCTCACCAGTGGAAGTGCAACACCTGCCCACTGCTCACCTTGTCCAGGGGTAAAAGAACCACCTCCGACATTGGTGCTTGATTGCTCGGCAACGATTTGCTTGGCTTGGTTTTCCAAGATACGTGCCATGTTGTCTTTATCGTGTCCTTGAAGACCTTCCAAAAGACCGATACCTTCCCACTTACCTGCAAGTCGTCTAGCATCTTCTTGTAGTACTTTATACTCGTTAGAGCTTTTTAAAAGTGAATTTAAGTTCATTGTATTGTTTTTTTAATTTAATTATTTAATGATTCCAGCTAATTTTTGCATTCTTAATACCTGCTCGTTAGCTTCAGAGATTATTTTACCTCTGGTTGACTTACCGGCTGGTTTGGAAGCAAAAGATTTATGCTCTCTTAAGGGTTGTCTGTTTTTTTGTACTTTCTTAGAAGCTTGGTTAATGTTTTCAGAAACAGTTTCGAAAACAAGTTTAACTTCTTTGATTGTTTCTGCTTTATCAAAAGTAGCAATCAAGTTAACTTTTTGTGATTCTGAAAGATTATGAGCTTTAAGAATTTTACTTACGTATAGAAGCTTGGAGTTCAAAAGATTTACTTCAGAAAGATCATTTCTTAATGTTTCAATAGTACTATAAGCTTTTCTTAATAGTTGTTTTGTTTCACTAAGGTGTTTCTTTCCAGCAGTAACAGTTTTCATTTTCTCATCTGTACCACCTTTCATCTTCTGTACTTTTTCTTTTTTGGTTGTTTTAGTTTTGGCTTCTTCGATTTCTTTTTCACTTTCCTCAATAGATTCGAGTTCAGCAATTAATTCATCGAGGTTGATTTCTTCTTCACCTTCAGGTCCCATTTCAGCATCCATTTCTGGTTCCATTTCAGCATCCATGTCAGTGTCAATCATGTCCTCAACACCACCTTCTTCGTCTTCGAGATCACCCATACCTACATCACCTGCTTCCATTTCCTGAGCTACGATATCTCTGATAAGGTTCTTGAGATCTTCAAGTTCCATTTCATCAACATCTAACTCTTCTTCAGCTTCGTCCTCAGATTCTTCTGCGTCATCCTCTGCTGGTTCTTCATCTTCGCTATCTTCTACTTCGGCATCTTCTGTATCTTCTACTTCTTCTTCTTCTTCTGCTTCATGCACAAGGTCTTTATTTTCTGCTTCTTCCATTTCTTGAAGTTTAGCAGCTAGCATGTTTTTCAAATGTGGAGTCAAAGACTCTTCCATTGCCTCTCTAGCATTAGAAATAGCAGCTTCACGAACAGCTTTAGCTTCTGCGATAGCTTGTTTAAATATATCCATGTTTATTAATTTTTGGGGTTTGTGTACGTTTATTAAAAAAACGTAATAGAAGTGAATTTATTCTTAATACTGT